TGAAAATAAAGATAGGGTGTGGATACATAGTCACTTTGGCATTACTAACATTGATGAAATCTTTAGTAAGTTAAGATTTTTAATTGTTGGTTGTGGTTGTAAGTGGGTATTCGTAGACCACCTACACATGCTTGTTAGCTCTATGTCGGAAGGCGATGAGCGCAGGGCTATAGATAATATCATGACTAGGCTCAGAAGTATTGTTGAGGAGACAGGTGTAGGGCTAGTACTTGTTAGTCACTTACGTAGAGTAGATGGTAATCGAGGACATGAGAATGGTATCTCGGTAAGCCTATCACACTTACGTGGCTCGCAAAGTATTGCTCAGTTATCTGATTGCGTTATAGCTTTAGAGCGTGACCAGCAATCCGATGACCCCGAAGAAGCTAACACCACACACATGAGGGTACTTAAATCTAGGTACACTGGTGATGTAGGTATGGGTACACACTTGCTTTATGACAGAGAAACTGGTAGACTTCGGGAGACATTCATTGACGATGACAACGAGGTAGATGAGTTATGAAATCTTTAGTATTCGATATTGAAACTGACGGGTTACAGCCTACAAAAGTTTACTGTATGTCTGTTCTCGATGTTGAAACTCAAGAGCAGTTTAATTTTAATCCAAAGAAACTAAGTGAAGGAGTTAAGTTATTACAAGAAGCAGATAAGTTAATTGGTCATAACATTATTGGGTTTGATATACCCGTTGTTAAAAGATTAATGAACATTGATTTATCAAACAAAAAGTTAGTTGATACACTAGTACTTTCTAGATTGTTTAATCCAGTAAGAGCATCGCACAGCTTACAAGCTTGGGGATACAAGTTACAGTTTCCTAAGATAGAGTTCGATGACTACACTAGATACTCAGAAGAGATGATGAAGTACTGCGCTCAGGATGTATTCTTAAACTATAAAGTTTATGAAGAACTTAAACGTGAGAGCAGGGGATTTACTGGTGAAAGTGTTAATGTTGAGATGGATACTTATAAAATTACTACAGCTCAAAGAGACTATGGCTTTATGTTAGATAAAGATAAAGCTAATAAGTTGTTGGAGGAACTGACCAGTGAGCTTAACAACACTCAAGAGGTTGTGCATAAAACATTTACTCCTAAGATAAATGAAAGGGTAATCTACCCGCAGCACACACATGATGGAGTGTTACGTAAGTTAGGTATAGATAAAGATGGCAAGCAAGCTAGACTGTCTGATGAGGAGTATAATATATTTAAAGATTGTACTGCTTCAGAAATTGTACGAACTGCAAAAGAAGAATTTAATTTAAGTTCTCGCCAGCAGATAGGTACATACTTACAGGAGTTTGGTTGGAAGCCTAAAGTATTTACACCTACAGGGCAGCCGAAGGTTGATGAGAAGATACTAGCTACTGTCACGGACATACCCGAGGCAGCAATGATAGCTAACTATTTAATGTTACAAAAACGGATAGCGCAAGTACAGTCGTGGTTATCTTTTTTAGATGGTGACAGAGTACATGGCTCAGTTATATCTAATGGTACTATCACTGGTAGAATGTCGCACCGTGACCCTAACATGGCTCAGATACCTAGCCTATCATCTCCCTACGGTAAGGAGTGTAGAGCTTGCTGGACAGTTCCTAGAGGGTATAAGTTAGTAGGTGTGGATGCTAGTGGTCTTGAGCTACGGATGCTTGCACATTATCTTAATGACAAGGAGTTTATAAATGACATACTCAACGGAGACATACACACAGCTAATCAAGCAAGGGCGGGATTGCAATCAAGATCTCAGGCTAAAACTTTCATCTATGCCTTCTTGTACGGAGCAGGAGATGCAAAGATTGGACAAGTGGTTGGAGGAAACAAAGCTCAAGGTAAACGAGTTAAGCAATCTTTTCTCAATAATTTCCCATCACTTAAGTCTTTTAGAAATAGAGTTAAGAGAGAAGCAGATCAAAGAGGTTACATCAAAGCTCTAGATGGACGTAAAGTATTTATACGTAGCTCACATGCTGCATTAAATTCTTTACTACAAAGTGCTGGAGCTATCGTTATGAAGCGAGCTTTGGTTATACTTAATAATAAATTACTTTCGAGCGACATAGATGCTCACGTTGTAGCAAATGTGCATGACGAGTGGCAGATAGAAACTTGGGAGAATGATGTAGATAGACTAGGTTCTATGGCGGTTGACTCCATCGTAGAGGCTGGTGTATATTATAAACTAAAGTGTCCGATGGATGCTGAATATAAGATAGGAGATAACTGGAGTGACACACACTAACGTAATATCAATGACTAGAAAAGAAAGGTATGCTCTTGTTGAGTCTAATCCGCAGAGCAAAGATTATAAATTATCTATACTAAGAGCTGCTAAAAGACGAGCAAGAAAAAGAAATATATTCTTTGACTTAACTGTTAATGATGTACATGTAGGCACACACTGCCCTATACTTGGGACTTTACTTGAGGTCGGGTCAGACAACTGGCAGAACTCTCCAAGCCTAGACAGGATTGATAACACTAGAGGGTATGAACCCGACAATGTTATTGTAGTATCTATGATGGCTAACTCAATTAAGAACCAAGCTACACCTACACAAATTAAAAAGGTTGCAGACTTCTATGAAAAACTCTACGAAGAAAAACTTATCAACATTAGTTAATGACATTTATGATACTGTAGCTGATTTAAATATCGGAGAAAAAGAAATACCCGATGAGCTACTAGCAGATGTTACAGCAGGTATAGGTAATGCTATAATAGAGTGGGCAACTCCGAGGGATAGAAGCAATTCTGTCCTTCGTATGTCTAGTATTGGCAAACCTGCAAGACAATTATACTACGCAGATAAATATAAAGAGTCTACTCCACCTGATGCAGCTACTTTAATTAAGTTTTTGTATGGTCATATACTTGAGGAGCTACTGTTATTTTTAGTTAAACTAGCAGACCACGAAGTTACTGACCAACAAAAAGAAGTTACTGTTAAAAAAATCAAAGGGCATATGGATTGTAAGATTGATGGCGAAGTTGTAGATGTTAAGAGTGCTTCTGGTTTTTCCTTTAAAAAGTTTCAACACGGTACACTAAGAGACAGCGATCCTTTTGGTTACATGTATCAGCTTGCTGGATATGAGAAAGCAGAAGGCACAGACAACGGAGGGTTCTTAGCTATTAACAAGGAGTCTGGAGAGATTGCTTTGTACCAGCCAGAAGAATTAGATAAACCTAATGTAGAAGATAGGATAGATAACTTAGTAAATATGTTAGGTACAAAAGAAATACCTAGTAAATGTTACCATCCTATACCATCAGGAACTAAAGGGAACATGAAACTTCCTATGGGTTGTGTATACTGTCATCATAAATTAGAGTGTCACAGCGATACTAATAATGGTAAAGGATTGCGTATGTTTAAGTATGCAAAAGGTGTAGAGTATCTTACTGATGTTAGGTCGCTACCTAGAGTAGAAGAAATAGTATTATGAGAAAGAAAATATTAAAACAAATTGATAATAAAGTAGACAGCTTATTAATTGAGTGGGTTAAAAGTTTGTTAAGTGACGAGGAGCAAGACCAAGTTACTAAACAAAACTATAAGTCTTTACTTCCTAAAGAAGAATACATATTAGCTAGAGGCACAAACTACTTATCATTTTATACTTGCCGATGGGCTAGACAAAACATAAAAAAATTAATTCGTAAGGGCGTAGACTTAGACAGTATAACTATTGGAGATTTAGAATGGATGCTGAAAAAGACAAGAACGAACCGTCAGTTGAACAGCTTCTAATTATTATGGCTTGCACGTTACAGCTACGTGGTGGTGATTTAGAACTTGAAGAATTAATATTTCTTAAACAAGCAATAGATAAAGGAATAGACAGCCACAGAAAGGAGATACATTGAAAAGAAAACCACGTAAGAAAAGACCTAAGCATATAAAAATAGATGGGTACGATAGTATATGGGAGTTTATACTGCACGATACCTTACTCAAAGAATGGGAGCATCACTCAGAAAAAGTAGAGTACACTGTTAAACACACCTACGAACCAGACTTCAGAAGGACTTTACAAAACAAGACAATTCTGTTAGAATCTAAAGGTAGATTTTGGGATCACGCTGAGTACTCTAAGTACATATGGATACGTGAAAACCTACCCAAGAATACCGAGTTAGTATTTTTATTTGCTAACCCCTCCGCACCGATGCCTAATGCTAAAGTAAGAAAGGATGGAACTAAACGTAGCCACGGAGAGTGGGCTAGTGTTAATGGATTTACTTGGTACTCAGAAGATACCCTACCTGATAAGTGGGTTAACATGAAGGCAAGAGAAACAGAAGAATTTTTATTAAGAAAACGTGCAACAGAAGAAGCAAGTAAGGAAACAATCAATGTCGAGATTTAAACAAATAGAGGCTATACTAGAAAAAGATATGGAGGATGTAGTAAACAATCCCATTCATTATAATAAAGGCAAAGTTGAGTGTATCGAAGCTATCGAAGCTATGCTAACTAAAGAAGAATACCTTGGGTATCTTAGGGGCAATGGTTTTAAATATCGCTGGCGTTTTAGATACAAAGGTAATCCTTTAGAAGATTTAAATAAAGCAGAATGGTATGATACCAGAGCAAAACAATTTGTTATAGACAATCCTGAGTTGACGGAGAAATCAAATGACGATGGAAAGAAAAGCTGAGCGAACCGCTAAGTTTAATAAAAATAAACAATCAAAAACTAAACAGAAATCTAAACGATACAAGAAAGAAAAAAAGGAATACACGAATGACTTTGAAAACTCAAGAGTATCTTGGGATACAGATAAATTATGATAAAGAAAAAGAGCTTAGTCAATTTTCATTAGACACATTAAAAGATAGATACTATTGGGAGGAAGAAGAACATGCTCAACAAGCTTTTGCTAGGGCTGCAATATTTGGGTCAACGTACAAAGGACACACTGATTACGGTCTTGCACAAAGACTTTATAACTACGCAAGTTCTTGCTGGTTTATGTTTAGTACCCCTATACTTAGTAACGGGGGAACCTCTCGCGGTCT